CATATCTAGTCAATACCTATGTCAGCATCCCCACATATTGCGTACAGATGGCCGCCCGCATAGGCTCTTAAAAATGTCAATAGGTATTTATACTCATAGCCGGGAATGTAGTACAAATGTACTAGCGATTAGTACTACCTTGCGGGCATATTGTCAAGGTACGGATAACCGAACCGACGATAGTGATAGTACATATGTACTACCCCGCATTGGTACCATAAAAAAATTAATCTGTCAATAGGTATAAATACTCAAAGTGTTATTTTGGTATAATGTGACTACCCTACGGGGTAAGTAACGGTGGCCACGTAGAATATACCCCACAGAAAATTTTGTAAAAATTTAAGACCCCTATTTCTTTCTAAATATTCGATTGAGATGCTGTCTTTGCAACTCTACTTTCATTTGGGCTAAGGTTAGAAGTGGCCAGCGTTGAAGTTTTAGTGCTAATCTAAATCTCTTATACCATCTACTCTTCTTTATCCTCCCCCACAACTGCTGTATTGTCATGGTTGTACTGTACGTAGGTGCTATAGTGTAGTAGTAGGGTGGTAATATACAGTACGAGCGTGTTCCTCGTAGGAAGAGGGAGTTTTACGTCCCTCTTTGACCGCTGTTTCCACCCACGAGGAGCACCACTTCCCCGTGTCTTATGTAGGGGTTAGTTACATCCAAGTCATATCAGTACCTTTAGCAAGACCCCTAGCCTCTTTACGTTGGTCTAAATCCAACCCCAACACCATATGGTTAGCTTCAGCTTGAGGGTCATCCATCCAAGCCTCTAAATGATCTAACCACTCATCTCTCTTCCTGTCTTTTATTTGTTGTTGAGCAGAGATGGCGAGGGCATCTGTAAACCATTTAACGCCTTGGGCGAGAGAGTCGATTCTGTCATCATGTCTGACAGCCCCTTTTTCCCTGCACATCCTGCTGATTTGGTAAGCAAGCATATATTGGAATCTATTTTCAGTTGCCTCATCTTCATTACTTTTATAATCCCACGTAATGACGGCAGGATCAATAACAAGCCTATGCTGGTTAAAGACAGGCTCAAGGCTATCAATAATACGGTGTTCTTTGCGGACATTAGCTCTAGTCTCCTCTATGTCTATGTTTGTTTTTGTCGTCTGACAATGTTTTCTAAATAGCTCTGATACAATACCATCGCCAAAGTTGCTCTCGATGAGCAGCGTACTCGCATCATACTTTCTACATCTCCTAAGTATTTCTAATAATGTATGGTCGCTATAACCGTCTCTAGAGGCGTAAACCTCGTGTAGGTATATAAAACCATTTAACTGTGATAAAAAGCATGCTACAGTCTCGTCTGAGCCCCTTCCAGAGGGGTCTACCGAGCATATTGTTTCTTGATATTCTAACCACTCTCCTTGAGTAGTCATAGGACTGTAGTAGTAGTCTCCGGGAAGCCCCGCACATGGCAAGTCTTTTATTAGATTGCGTGGATCTGAGCACCATATAATGTTTTCTGGTGCGTGTGTAGGGTTTACGGGTGTAACTATTAGGTCTGCAAACTTTAATGGGAACTTTTCTGCGTCAGATAACGTAGTATCTAGCATAAACTGTAACATAAAGTTGCTACGTCCCATAGATGCCTCTCTTTCTAACAGGTCTGACTCTTTAAAACGTGTATCTGTAGGTTTCCATGCCATATCACCCTGTTCTAGGTCTGCAACTAGCTGTGGAGCTAACAAACCATCGTACATAGCAATCTTGCGGGGGTATCTAGCTGGCCATACAAATGGTCTATAGCTACGTTCCCGTAGTTTATTGTATACAGTAAAAGTGGTTTGAGGAGTTCCCAAGAACATAATCCTAGAATCACGGCTAGGAGTAAGGATAGACTCACATTCAGTAACCAACTGTAAAAGTTTTTCACGTTGTAGTTCAGTCATACTGTTATTTGGTACTTCGACATCATCTAGTACCATTAGGTCAGCTCTAGATCCTGTTAGCTGTCCTGTTATACCCACAGACTTTACTGAGGGTGCTTGGTGCGGTGCTGCTGGCCCCACATCAAATGATATACGTGACCATCTTTGGTCATCGTTTTTAGGTTTTAGTTGTGATAACCAAGGTACTTCTAGTATTAGTCTTTGACAGAAGATTGAGAATGAGTCTGCTCTATCTTTTGAAGCAGAGACGACCATAATCTTTTTATCTGGGTTATTGAATAAAGTCCAAAGGACAAATGCAGCAGTAATCCAAGACTTACCAACGCCACGAAACGCTTGGATTTGTAATCTTTTTGGGCCATGTTGTAGATACTCAGCGATACATAATTGTGCCCTTGTAGGGGCGGGTAGGTTAAGGTGTGTCCAAACAGCGGTAAGAAAATACCTAAAGTCCTGTTGGAGTTGTGACTCTATAGTACTCATTGTGCTCCGAATAGAATCGTCTCATCATTCATTATATTTACTTCTTCTTTACGTCTGTCGTATAATCCCGGCATAAACTCACCGTCACGGTAAGTAAACTTTTGCATCATTTTTTGTATTTGACTAAGATCACCGCTTTTTACCGCCTTACGGAGGTTAGGATTTTCGGGTGCATCAATTACATTTGGCCCAAGATTATACATAAATGAGATCATACCAGCTTTTTGAGTTGGTGTCATAGTATTATACACATCATAATCTTGTAATCTGTTATGAAATGTACGTACTTTTTCTTTTAGTAGTGGTATAGCTTGCTCCTTAGTCATGGTTTGACCCATTTCTACGGGTGTATCTTTGTCATAATACTCAAAACCATAACCTATAGTAGGATTACCTTTACCACCAACTAAGTAAGACTTAGATCTAAATTTTTCTTTGTCTGCTATATACTTTGTTACAGCATCAAGCATGACATCATCATTATTAGATGTCACAGTCGGGGTCTGTTCGCTCATAATTTATACTCATGTCATTTAGTCCCTTAACTTCCGAGGGTATTATCTTTACACTCGGTTCGTTACGCCATTCTTCACAAAAATCACATAGCTTGTTGTACTTTTCAACAGCGTCATCTACAGCTTTCTTAGCTTTATAGTCCACGTATTGAGGTTCTATCCATAGCAAAAACCACACCATAGCCCAACGTAAGGGCCTAGGTGTAGCATATGCAATGTCTTTGAGTTCCTGTAATAGCAATTTGTTAGGGTTAAATAGTTTGTTCATTTAATCCAATTTAGTATTAGGTTTTCTCGTAGTGGGTTTGGCGGGAAGTTGTCCCTAAACCACACTAACCAGTTCATACTTCCTTTTTCTTGATTACATCGTCTACAGGCGGGAACACAGTTGCAAGTATTGGTAGTACCTCCCAAACATCTGGGATGTACATGGTCAATGGTAAGATCATATTCATAATGTTTTTGTCCGCAATAAATACATTCATAATTGTTTGCCTCCTTAATAGCTTTTCTCCAGAGTTTTTTTGCGTCTGATGATGTCATAACTATTAAGTTTTGTGTGTAATGTTTATAAGTAGGAAGTACTGGTGTCATTTTTTACCACGATTTCTAGCTCTGTTTGTTGAAGGGTTCTCACGTACTAATCTTCCTGATTTAGTGTGTGAAAAATCCTTACCGCCTTTGCCGTCAGCCCCCGCTTTCCTACGTGCTTTTCTGAGTGCCACCCTGTAGGCGATATTCTCAGGTTTTTTGTTACGTTCTCTGTTGGTTGCGTTTTTCTTTGCTCTGGCTTTTGCATTATCTCTGTAAAATCGTGCAGTTCTTTTGAGTTTACTACGTGGTAGTTTTCTAGGAGCCATGTTTAATTACCGATTTTTGTACTGTATCAAAATCGACACTTGGCATTATATCGGCTAGTTGTGATAATGGTGATGTGTCAAATGCTACACCTGTTATATCATTCTTATAGAGCCAATCAGCAGCAGCTTTTAGGTCAGCGGTAGTAGCTTCACCACTACGTATCCTATCAATAAGTTCTGTTGTAACTAACATATGTAGTTCATTAAACTTATCTTCTCCTGCTCTTTTCATTTAATGTCTAGTCCTTTCTTTACTATTGCTAGAGCTTTATCATCAAGCTCATTATCTGATTGTTCGACTAACTTTTCTAATAAATCTACAACAAATAACTTAAATTTGTCACTTTTTAAAAAAGTTAAAACGATTGGTTTTATTAGTGCTAACATCTTTCTTAGGTAATAACGATTGTATTGGTACGATGTCTTGGCACATGTGAGCTACACGTGAGCCGGGATATATCGTAAAACCCTTTTGTTGTAGTTCTGCACATTTAAGTGCACGAACAAGCTCGTAGTCAAGCCTCATCTTTTCTTCTTGTCTCTTAGCTATTTCTTGACATTGTTTGGTCAAGTCACGGTTAAGTGGCACTGAAAAGTTTATTTGAAAACCCCAGTTTTCTGATATAACATAACCTTCATCGTCATACGGTGAGGTGTCATTACCCATATAAAAGGGGCTAAACGTCATTGTTGATCCATTACAAGATATGGAAGAACCATATTGTTGTCTAGACGGTGCTCCATTATTTTGAAATTGCACAGCCTGATTGGTAACATTTCCTGTTGCTGCTGCCACAGGGTTGGACGAGTTATTGGTGTCGCCTTCCGCATATGCTGGTGTTATTGTGAGAATACAGAGAGCGAGGTAGTAGTAGAGTTTATTGTATAGTTTCTTGTGGTATCCCATTGTTCTACTAATCCAGCTGATCTTGATGTGACTTCTAGTGACCAAGGTAGTGTAGTGTCAGTAACAGTAAATACTGCATCGCCTCCAGCGATACCAGCACTTGCTGATGATGTAATGTTAGACCCATTCCAAGTCTTTACTTCAGCACCAAAAACTTGACGCTGTTCTACTTCGGTTATAGTCTGTGTGGTTGTGGTCGTTGAGTTCATCGACCCTGTGGTAAACTGAGGCGTGACAGTATTAGCATATGCACCTGCAGGTAGCAGTAGCATAGCAATAAGTAATTTTCTCATGTTTTTGGTTTGTCTTTGTTTGCCATAGGACATACAGGAGGTTTGCTGCTACCGTTCTTACCAGTAGTCAAGCCAAATGTGGCCAAAGCTCCAGTAAAAACCGAGGCCACAAAAGTGATGTCAGAGTTACCAGATTTTTTAACCATAGGTATATCTACATAGTTCATGGTAATAATAAATCCAGACCATACTACTACACCTAATCTTACAAAAGTACCTAGTATTTCTATTTGATGTTCTTTATCTTCTACAACATCTTTTATCTTTTTTGTGAAACTTCTTGGTTGTCCTTTAATGACTTTTTCTTCTTCCATTTATCAACTTTACCCTGTATAAACTTTTGTAGTTTTTTCTTTATGGTGTCAAAAAACGGTTGAGCAAACGTAGTCACAGCTACGGCAGATACCGCTGCATAGCTTGCAGCCACTACTACCTCTGTGGTAGGTAGTGGTACATCTATGTTTATCATTGGTATGTTTATGCTCGGTGCTGGTTGTTCCGTAGTTTCTGTAGCCTCTGGTTCTGTACCTTCTGGTTCTCTAAGATCACTAGGAGGCACTACCAAAGGTACATAACTAGGAACGTCAGCAGTAGGCAGCGGTATAGATATTGTTTCAAACTTTTGTGCTGGTGGTAACTTTATGGTGGGTATTTCCACTAGCCAATAAGTGCTGCAATCTGGTCATCTGTTAAGCCAAGTTCTTTTAATTTTGCTTTACCAGCAGCAGCATCTGCTATTTTTTTATTTAATGCTGTTTCCTTTGCTGCTATTTCTTCAGCAGTTGGCTCATTAGATGTAAATTTACTTCCATCATAAGAATAACCTGCTTTAACTGTATTCTCGCAATCCACCCAAGTCATACTTGAGTGTACTTCAAATTCAAAAGGTGCTGTATCTACGACTTTGCCATTTAAAATAAGTGCTTTCATTACTTAAACTCCTCTACATAAACTATACCAACAGCACCAGCACCACCAGCACTTGAGTTAGCGGATGTTGTGTGCTGACCGCCACCGCCGCCAGAACCGTATGCTTGTCCACTAGCACCAGAATCTTGAGCTTCTCCGCTGTCTCCAGCACCGCCGCCACCCCAATAGGATGAACCGCCACTTGTTGAACCGCCTTCGTCTGCTTGAGAATTACCACCTTCAAAAACTGTACCATCTCCACCAAGAAGATTTATGTCGCCACCAGTACCAGTTCCGGGAGTCCTAACTCTAGGGTCTATTTGGTCAGTACCTCCATATCCACCAGTTGCAGAACAATAAGAACCGAATGATGAAGTGCCACCTGTACCACCGTCACCACCAGTACCAGTGCTTGCAGCACCACCAGCACCACCAGCACCTACTGTTACTGAAACTGTAGAAGATAGAGAAGATACGTCAATAACTTCTATGGCTGTACCGCCAGCACCGCCACCACCTTTAGCGTTAAAGTTAGGGCTACCACCGCCGCCGCCACCGCCGCCGCCTGTGACAGTAACTTTAATTTTATTTATTCCTGTTGGTTTTGTGTAAGTATGATTACCTGAGGTAGAAAATACTTGATGAGAATTAAATCCTCCAGTTACAGCACCTTTTGTCATATAGTTCCAACTAGCGTGTGCTGTACCACTACTAGAAGGTGCGTTGCCTGTAGAGTTTGCTACACATATATACGAGGATAATATTCCTCCGTCTGTGTATTCAACAACATCATCTACTACATAGGCAGTAGAGTTATTGTAAGTGCCTCGCCAGACTAATTTAATTTTTCCTAAATCTAATGTTGCCATTTTAAATTGTTGCGATTAGTTTTCCGTCTGTGTTTACGCTAAAGGTAAAACCTGTAGCTGCAAAAATAACATCTTCAAATGCTGCATAAGCTGCACCTGAGATATTATCTGCACCACCGTTTGTGGTAGTGACTATTAAGTGTCCGTTAGCATCGGTGTTAAAACCATACACTTCTGGAGAGGATACACCTGTTAAGTTTGCTCCGCTAACTGCTGGTAAAGTAGAAGGGAATCTAGCATCTGGTATAGTTCCAGATGTTAAATTACTAGCACTTAAGTTTGCTAAATCTACAGTTTCAAAAGAAGGATCAGCACCATTATTAGCTCGTAAAAACTTACCGTTGTTACTTGATGTACCGTGTTCTAACTTAGCTAAAGATATAGAATCATCAGCTAGTTTAGAACCATCTATGTTTGCAGCTGTGTGTAAGTCAGCATTTACTAATTCGTTGTCTTTAACACCAGCTGAGTTTACTTTTGTTAATGCCATTATGTATCTCCTAATCTTTTGAAAATTACATAAGTATAAAGGTTATTATCTGAGCTTGCATCACCATTTACGGTTACACCAGCTTCGGATTGAGCTGCAAATTTAACCTTATGAGTTGAAGTATCAGTCACATCAAAAATATAAGCAGCTCTATTACCGTTGTATACAGTACCACTTCTTGCTATTTGATTAGTACCGTCAGTAGATCTGTTGTACCAGTTTGAGCCATTATCTGTAGTTGTATAAATTCTTGCAAATATATAACCACTTTGTGCATTTCCTTGATACCATGTCTGTAAAGTATATTGTATTTCATAAATACCTGTAGATGGGAATGTAAAAACTTCATTACTTACTGTCATAGCAGAACCTACAGTTCCATTCCAAGTAGCTCTAGTCCAAGCAGCAAGACCACCACTATAAGTTGATGTATTACCTAAATAAATAATTGTTCCAGAGGACATTGAAGCAACGTGGTTTAAATCCCATATATCAACCATATTTAGACCACCAGTAGGCAATGAGACCCAACTAAGAACACCAGACCCATTAGTCTGTAATACTTGTCCAGCACTACCATCTGTTTGTGGCAGTGTATATACGCTTGCACCGTTAGCTGTGTGTGCAAGCTGGTTTGTTTTTATTGTGCTCATTTAACTACCCCATAAATAGTGCATCTACCATAAACAGGTGCAAAAGTTGCTGAACTTGTAACATTATTAC